TTGAAGACTATTCTCATTGCTGTTTCTTTATCCTTTGCTTCAACTGCAAACTCAACTGTGTTAAAGTCTGTATCCATTACTTGTATTACGTAAAGTGTATTCATCTTATTCTCCGAAGTAAAGAACTGTTATTGTTACAAGTGTTGTCATCAGTATTGACACTTGAGCTGTCAATGAGCTAACATCTTGGGCTATAAAGCTAGATGCTATTGATGATAACGCAAAGCCGAATGTTGTTACTACTGCTAATCTGTACATGTTGTTACTCCAAGTTAGTTTAGTTAAGTCAAACGTATGCAAAAGAAGGTAAAGAGACTCCTTTATACACACATGACACCCTAGCCCCGCAAGCAGACACAGCATCCTAAATATTATATTTTATATTACTGGCTAGGCCTCACAAGGTAACTCCCTCACCTAATTAGGTTAACCTAAAGGTAGTAACAGCCAACAATGTAGCTAATAATGGCTGGAAAGGTACTTAATAGCTCATTCTGGAGCACTTAAGACAAGGTTGACATCATTAGGTCAGCCCTCTGTTAAGTACTGTACAGGCCCATACAAGAGGCCTGAGCATATATAATATTATTTGTAAGATTTATCGACAATTATGTCGGCATTCTTTACACTACTAAGAAAGAAAGCCCACCTACCACCCATCGGTTAAGATGAAGGTTAGTAAGTGGGCTGATTATGGTTAGTAGATTGCAGACAGGCAGTTCAGAGAAACTCCGGAGGTAGCAAACTGTCCCCAACGAATCTTGAGACTATCTGAAGTACCTACCTTAACCCAGAAGGGTTCAGACCAAGCACCCTCAGGAATGGAGAGGTCTACAGAGAACCTATTGAATGGGTACTGTGTCTCAACCTCTCCATTTGGCCATACTCTAATAATGTCATGGCCAAAAGAAGGGTCAGATGTAAGCAGTCGTGCTCTGACAAGCACCATTTTGGCACCAGTACCTACAGCAGAACTACTTAAAGATACTATTCGGTCAACCTCTTGAGCACCATTACCACTGCCATAGAAAAATACCTGATTCTCTGGCTGTATTATTTTAGTCTTACGATATGTGGAGTTGGTCAAAGCTAGGGATGTTACAAACCGCATATCATCTGTGCCTAACTCTAAGTATACACTGTTAGCTTTCCATGCCAACCGTACATACTCAGACCTTTCAAGTTCAAGCGGTGTTACATACTTAACAGGGTCTATACCGTGGTCTATTTCAGCAGCAGTAGCAGCTCCATAGGTTCCTGGGGTTGTTACAGTCCATAGACCAGTACCACCACCAGTATCTTTCCAGATATATCTTACACCCAGGTAGTCATAGGTAGTTCCATTTATGGGTGAATCGGGGAAATTAATAGCCATTTGTCACCTCCTTAAGGGTGTAGGGCAGCAAGTTCATCAATAGCAGCTTGCATGTTTGTGGCAGCTAAGCCAGAAGTGCTGTTGTCATAAGGTACATCAGCAGCATTTACAACAGGTATTACTGGAGGATTTCCAGGTGCCCATTGCGAGGACGTACCATCATCAATATCTACATAGAGTTGGCCATCGTTAAGGTTATACCAACCAGCTCCATTACCTAATACAGGTGGTGGTGGCTCTTCAGATACAACAGTGGTGGTTACAGAAATCCATGTGCCATTCCTTCGGGCATACATCTTACCATCGTCGGCAATTGAACCGGCAGCATCAGGTATAGTTCCAGATACTTCAGATTGTGTAGGCTTGTGGCCCTCATGGTATAGTCGGTGTACATTAGCCTCGGCTAATGCATAAGAGCTTCCATCAGGCAAAGGTTCTGCACCTACACCTAAATCGACAGCTACCATTTCACCTGTAATGTTGCCCAGTAGCCAGTTCTTACTTGCTACGTTATTGGTATTGTACTGTATAACAGCACTCTGTCCAGATATAGTTAAGTCAGTACAGTCCCAAGTAGTTGCGCTTATACGTGTAGATACATCCTTTATGTATACACCCTGCTTACTTAAAAGCTCTGCTGGTGTAATACTACCGAAAGCTCTACCTTTAATCCACCATGTACCTGATGCATCTAATATCGGGTTAAACCCAGCACCACCTAATCGGTTCAAGTACACTATGCCATTAGAAGCAACTACTTTGGCTCCAGGTGCATATGTTATTTCTGCTTGCCAATCATAACAACCCTGTTCAGCACCTACTAATATGTTCTTGGTAAGGTTTTGTAGTACATAGTTGAAGTGTTGGTAGGTTGGTATCTCTACTACCCAGCCATCTTCGTACTTTGGTGAACCTGGGTCGATTGCCCCGCCAGTTAAGGCCCATACTTTTTGTAAATCTACTTGTGTAGTCATAATTGACCTCTTAAGTTGTTGTAATAGTGAACGTGACACCAGCAGGTATGAAGTACCTTGCCATGTAGTATATAAGTAGCTCGTCAGTCGAGCGCAGTTCTATAATATCCATTTCCAAGTTAACTGCTAAATTAGCTGGCTCTGTGACAATTGCCTTGCTAGGCACTTTGCCCATCAGTATGTTTACCGAACTATATATTTCTTCTATACTACAGGAGTCACTATTAAGTAATGCACCTTTGCATTTAAGAACCTTGCGGAATGTTTCATCGTCCAGAGGTGTTATGGTTATTCCACCCAAGTTTGCACTTTTAAAGACAGCACCAGCTAGTGGGTCAGTAATAGAACCAAAACCATCGACTGGGGATGCACCATCAAAGCCAAAGTAGATAGTACCTAAGTCTACGTTCCTTGACTGTTGTAGTATATCACCTATAACATCTAGTTGAGTACCCACAGCAGTTTCAAGTAACCTTCCAAAGTATACATCCTCAATAGCACAGAATAGGTCATCCATCTCTTCTACGTAAGCGTGTAGGTATTGAGTCAAGTTAGGGCTTTCATGATACTGTCTAAGTATCAATCCGTCCATAATCTGCCTACCTTTATCTGTTATGGTAGCCATAGTTATACACCTATACCTGTAAAGTCAATCATAGCTGCTGAGCAGAATGCAAACTCATCATCAGCAATAACTACGTTGGCTGCTGTTTCAGTGCCATTAACCTTACCAATCTCTAGTAAGTCTACCTGAGCCTTACCCCAAGGAGTAATAACTGAGTAGAGTCTTGAGTGGATAACATCCTCGCCAACTTGGTGGTTAAGTATATAAGCTACTAAGTCACCTATAATACCTTCCTCTGCACCTGCGTAGTCCTCATCAAGGTAGGTCACTTCGACGTTCATGTAGATATTTACAGCGGTAGCCTTGGTGAAGTTTATGGTGTGGGTAGCACCTTGTGTGTCATCTAGTACGACAGCTGTCGTTCCGACAGTTGAGACCCCAGCAGGTTTCGTATTGAGGATAACTCTCGCTATGTCCTCATCAGTTACTGTACCGACAGGGCTAATCGTCACTGCAATTGCGTTCGCAGCAACTCCATCCACTGGCACCGGTTGGTCATTGTGAAGTACAGCCACTTGTTCAAGGCCTAGTTCAAACAGTCTAGCCTGAGTTGTGTCCACATTAGATGTGTAGTTCCTCAGTACAGTTCTGTTACGGATGTTTCGGAATGCTTGCTCGGTCTGAGCAGTGGCACCTTCTGTACCTGCAATAGGTTGAGCACTACCTGTCCAGCCAGTTATGACTGTCTTGATAGTTGTTAGTGTACCTACCGGAACTGGAATAGGACCTGAGAGTACTGCAATGGCCTGAACAGAGCCTGGAATCTTCACATCGAAAGACGTAGCAAAATCGTTTCCATCAGGGTCAGTAACAAGGGAACCGGCAGGTACAATAACGTCAGTAGTTCCCGTCAATTCTATAGTAGCTTGACTGCGAGTAGCAGAGCCATATATGATACCGGTAATAAGTCCGAGGTTACGTAGAGCTGCGCCAGTTGCCTGTTGTGGGTCATAAGAACGGTAAACTAAGTTTAGCTCGTTCCATGCCTGAGACAATTCAAGTGCCATAATCTCAATGAGCTGTCCATCAGGAGACTCCGTACTGAAGTCAAAGCCTGGGCTAAGTACTTCTAGTTTTGACTTGATACCATTTTGTATCTCATCTAAGGTCTTCGGAGTGAAACCTTCTGCTGACAATCCAATAGCCATTATCAATTACCCCAAGGTATGGTCAGGTCAATTAACCCGAAGGTTGTAGTTGCCTGGAAGGTTAGGTTTAAAGTCCTGTCCTTCAGTTCTAAATTCATCTCCTCAATGCTATTAACATTGGGAGTACTAAGTATAATCTGTCTGGCCCTTAACTCTATATCGAACAGGTCTGGATTCTTCTCAAAGTCATTGAGAGAGAGCCAGCCAATACGAGGGTCAAGGAGCCATTCACCTAAAGCTGTAAGTAAGCGGTTCTTCACGAGCTGAACAGTGTACCTACCACTGTCAACTCGCTCGACACCACCACCGGCTTTTAAGATTAAGTCATTGTTTGCTTCATCTAAAGCTAGTTGCATTTATTTCTCCTGTTATGATGGAGGGCTTGTGTTACCAGAACCAGCACCATCAGTCCAAGTGTAAGGATGAGTATGTGTCTCAACGTCAACACCATTTACAGACATAGTACCTGTGCTTGTCATGTCACCAGAACCCATATCAGCAGCAGCACCACCAGCAACAGCAATACCACCAGTGGTAGTTATACCTGTAGTGTTTACAGCAGCAAGGTTAGTCACAATGCCAGTAGTTTTCATAGTAGCTAGATTAGTAACTGCACCGGTCACTTCCAAGGTGCCACCAATAGTCACGTTATCAGATATAGCAGTGATAGGTGTATTGATGTCCATGTTAGTTGTTGCGTTTACTTCAGCAGTATCACAGTTGACTGTTACAGTAGGAGCATTGATAGTTACACTTAAGGCACTATTAATATCTATTGAGTTATCATCATTCAATGAAATAACTTGGTCAGCAGCAACTGGGCCTCTCATTTGTGCAGAGGTTGCATGATAGTCTGGTATGACTCTGGGCATTGTGTTAATACCTACGAAGCAAAAGCCATCATCTTCCTTGAACTTTCTAAGCAAGTGTGGCTTCGGCAGTCCAGCCGAAAGTCCAGCTGTATCTTTATCTTCATACAGCCAGTGGTCGTAACCAGTTTGACTGAACAGCATCAAGCATGTATCTCCAGGCTTTATAGGAAACGTCATAGACCAGCCACCACCTTGCGGTGTATGAACTGGTACTCCTTCGATAGGAGTTCTCGCTTCTACGTTATCTGTAGAGTCAGAGTTATGAGTTATCCGGTCAGTACATACCAGTACTGTAGCAGTCTGGTTGGCAGGAAAGAATTCTACTATCCTAGCCGGTAAGATTATTGAGTACTGTTCATTTGAAAAATTCATCATATCAGGTCTCCAAAGAATGATGTACTTCCTGTTGAGCTTCCAGTAAGTTTAGTAATAGTTGTTGGTGAAGCCTGACTAAGACCATCAGTAGCAAGACCATCACCATGCTTTGCAGCACCGGTAAGAGCATCATCAACTGTGGGTAGGTCTGTGTCGAACTGGTCAGGAGATATTACAGATGTACCATCTTCATTTACACCAGTGGCTGTGGCACCAACAATGAAACAATCAAGTCCCATAGCAAGTAGCTTTTGACCAAAAGAACGATTACCATTGACACCCAGAATCTCATACAGTCCACCATAGATTGTTTTCTTAAGGTCGCCTACAGCAGTAGTTATTGTCTCATCAACAATCTCAGTAGCTAAGTCAACGGAATGTTCAATTAAACAGTTACCGAATACGTTGGCACCATTTTGCAGTCGAGTACTAAATGTACCACCTTCAAGAATCTCACCAGTATCACTATCAGCAATTGTACCATCAGGTGAGATACTACAGTCATAAGAGAATTCGCCAGTAGCGTCATCCAGACTGGTAGGTTCGTAAGTAATCTTTGAAGGTATGCCAGCTGGCGAGATAGTGCTCATTGCCCATCCATCTTTCAGGTCTACATTCGCAATTGAAATACCTGCTTCTTCTGCAACGTCATATCCAGCTTGTCTAAGTTCTTCAATTTTCGATGCACGTTCTTCATCAGGCACTTGTTTGAATACCAATTCAGTCGGTGTAGTTCCGTTTGTTGTTGTGGCTAACTGAACTTCCTCACCAGATATGGTAAAGTTAATAGCATCAGTCATGCCAGCTTCCTGTTTAGTCTTGAAGCTGGTAAACAGTACAGGGTCGTACTCACCCAGGTTAGTTACAACAGTGCAAGGTATTGCTTCACGTACTAAGGTCTTCAGTTGGTCAAATACAGCTTTACTATTACTAGTAGCACTATATTCAAAGAACTGTTCAGACAGTAGCATTTGTGTATCAGTAATAATAGCATTCAGACTAATCTTACGATTTTGCTTAATAGAATGATTACTGACATCGAAACCAGATTGTACAGGGAACTTAGTTATTTTATTCTTAACCTCATGGTCTTCAAATATAACTGAGTGGAATCTTATCTGTACAAATTCTGTATCTTCTTTCTTCAGCTTAAATTTAATGTAAGCCTTGTTAATTTGTTTAGCCATAAGTTCCTCATCTAAACCAAGTGTTCTTTCCTACAGGTGCATTGTATCCCGAAGTGGGAGCCAAGCCTGTCGCTTTAGTTGTCCAGTTGCCTGTCCAGTTTGAGCCGACATGATTTACACTATAGGTTTGATAATTGTTAAACCCAGCGATTATGCTTAGGTACTGTTCAGTAAGTTGTAGTTGCTCAGCAGTAGCACTTGCACTTGCAGTTAACAATTCCTTAACGCTGAGTATTGCCCCAGGTTTAATTCTGGTATCCAGGTTTGAGGTTATGTTAATAGTGGCCGGTCCAATGATTGGGTTCGACCTCATGTTGTCTGTATTAAGAATTACAGTAGGCTTAGCTGTTGTTAATCCTGTAGAGTCTGCATTCTTAGGACTGACTGCATATACAACAACTATGTCATCACCATCAACATAAGTGTTGAAGCGATAGTATTTACCAATATCTTCTATACAACTCTGTACAGAACCTTCTTGCTTCGACACAAGATTTAATGGTATGTCTTCCACGTAATTATCAGGGAAGTTTATGTACTTTACATTTCCATCAAAGAACACATCATCAAGTATGCCATCCATCAAGTTCTTTAAAGAAGGTTGCTTAACTTGAATGTTTACTCGCTTCTCCAAAGTAGATTTCTTTAACTTGGAGTAGCAGTATAAGGAAGTGATATTATTAGGAACGTCAAATACATCTATCGAGTTGCTTATGTATAAGTCCTTAACTATTGTAACTTCGGGACTGTCATGCAGTGCTGTGATAATTGTTACATAGTTCTCTCCACCCATAAGCTTTGTGATAGTACTGGGAGATAAATTATAAATATCTATCTTGGCCCTTACCCAGCCTACCACATCACGTATGTCGAAATCCACCCGAAGGCTATCAGTGGTAAGCACTACAGCATTGTTCCGGTCTTTAACTTCCAGTCTTACGTACTGACCGAATTTACTTATGCTTGCCATTGTTAGTCTCCTGTGCTTGTTCCGAACTGTTTATCAATCTCACCATCAACTTCAGTTGTAGTGTCGTAGTTACCATCCTTATCTACCGTAACATAATTATTCACGGTAAGGTCAGTTTTACTTTTACCAAGTGGTTGTATAGGCGGTGCAGTAATTGCATGTGAGGGTATTGTAGATATATGCGGGTGTTCAACTTTTAAGTTTCCTTCCGTGACATATCCAATACTATTTGCTATACCTTGTACAGCAGTAGCAGCTAGGCCCTCAACACTCATACGATTAGCAAGTTCTTTACCACCAACGGCAGTAACACCTACTTCATAACCCAAGGTCTGTGAAGCTTCCTCGAATCTACGTACCTGTTCCTTACCAGCCATGATGCCAGAGTTTTGTTGCTTGGCACCGGTACTATCCATAAAGGCACGAGCACCAGTAATAGCCTCACCAGTAATATCATCAGCAATACCAAGTTCAGCTGGTAGGCCATACGCTTGGTAAACCTTCTGTTGAGCAGCTGGAGATAAACCCTCAGCCTGGGCCATAACAGCACCTACCCAACCTTGAGCAGTTGTACCAATCATGTCAGCAGGGTTCATAGGTCTGAAACCTTCTAACTCAGGCATAACAGAACGGGCGCGTAACATCTTAGTGTTAATGTCAGAGATGAATTTGCCAGCAGTTAGTGGGTCGCCTAAAGCTAATTGAGCTTCGCCACCACCAGCAAGAGTCTGATTAATTGCACCTTTGGATACGTTAGCTTGTTCCAGCATTACACGCATACCACGTAAAGCACCGGCATCGGAACCGGTTGCAGCAGCTAGTCGCTCTTCATCAATAGCAGTTTCTGCCAAGAATTTATCAGCGACAGCACCAAGTATCTGGCCAGCCTTAGTAGCACCAGCAGCCATAATTAATAACTGACCAGTAGCAGTCGAAGCAGCATCAGCCATCTTCTTAACTGCCTTAGCTTCTTCTTCCCTGTCGAATGCTTCGTTCTCTTTAATACCTTCTGCCTGGGTCTCATCAGCAGACATGTGCCGGTATTGTTCTAAGTCAGCAGCAGTCTTAAGTCGTCTACTAGACAAGTCTTTACGAGCCTTGGCAGATATAGCAGGTTCAGTAGGCCCGATGAAGTCAATGTCATCGACACCTTTAGCATTGGACAGTGCCTCTTTCATCCTTTCACGTTGGTCTTCTTGTTCCATCTTTTGTGCTAGTACTGTACCAGCAGCACCTGAAGGTTTAAATGCAGTAACTACATCTTGACCTTCACTAGTTCCTAATGTTTGTAGGCGAGCTTCCTCACCAGCCGTAGTAGGTACGCCTTTGTCTTTGGCTGCATTTCTACCTTTGATGGTTTTCATAAGTGTGTCTGTATCTTTCAAAGTTAGGCCCTCCGCTTGAGCTTTAGCTTCATTAGCTTGAGCTATTAAGAACTCCTGACGTACAGGGTCTGCTTCTACTAAATGATGTTTAGTTTCATCTGTGTGTTGGTTAAGTGCAAACAGGTGAGTTTTCGATTCACCGGTAACTGCCATTTGTAATTGCACTTGGTCATAGTAATCTTCCAAGACGGTATTAAATGCATCACCACGTTTAAGTTTAAACTCAGCCAAACCAGCACTTTTACCTTCTGCATCATATAACCGAGCATCTGGAGTAACACCAAAGTTAGCTAGACTGCCCTTACCTCGTTCAAAGAAAGCTTCCTGATATTGTAGGCCAGCAGGTTCACCAACTTGAGCCATGAAGAATCTACGAACATCTCCTTCAAACACATTACCTTCTTTTGTATAAGTATTACCAATAAAAGATATGTCCTTTTGGTAGTCACCTTTGTAATCATAACCTTCTGTTACACCAATAGCATCCTTCTTCCTTAACCTTAAATTGATAGCTAACTTATTAGTACCTGAGCCAGAGCCAAGGATACCAATGGTAGATGCTGTAAAGTCTACTTGCTTGCGTTGGGCCAACCACTGGGCAGAACCCTGAGTTGGTGCACCACGCATACGAGCAATGTACTCACCACGTTCAGAGAATGGGTCTACACTGTCATCAATTTTGTAGTCTTCTGCAAACTTGGTATAGTCAGAAGCTTCACTTATACCATACATTCCACCTTTCTCTGAGCCTCCAGCTATACCACTCTGTCCATATCTTGATGCATATTCTGGGTCCATGAAACGATTTTGAGAGAAGCCTGCGTTTTCATCACTTATCTTCTCAAGGATTACCTGTTCCTCACCAGTACCACCTTGGCCCATACCACCACCAGCAACAAAGTTAGGATTCCTATCTATGTCCTGTATGTAGGCTTCATTCTGCATGTCTGCTATTGCATTCCAGTCCTCACGAGATTGCTGGTAGCCAGAATTTCGTTGGGTATTCCCATAAGCCTCATCAGTTGCAGTCAAGGTACTTTGTCGGATGGTTTTCATTGCAGCAAGGTATTCCTTCTGCATTTCATAGAACTCATCTTTCTCTAGGCCATATGATTTATAACCGCTTGGGATGTATCTGTAGGCTTCTTCATTACCATACAGGGAGCCTCCAGGACTCACAGCAGCATCATACTCCAGTTGGGTGAAAGGTGTGCCTTGTGTACCTGTTGCTCGTCCTATCGTGCTCCTACGTCCTCTGACACGAAGTTCATTAGGATTGGGCATCCTCTGCCTGTTGCCACCCACATAATTACCTTCAACATCTCTTTCTCCACCAACAGATTCCATTCCAAACTTGATAAGTTCTTCCTCGGCCTGTAGTAGTCGTGTCTCGTAACCTGCACCAGCTGGAACCAGTGGGTCAATAACCCTAGGAGCAATGGCACGTACAGTAGCATAGGCATTTTTTAGGGAGTCACGGTATGCACTTTCCAGAGTAGCTATACCATATGTGTTACCTTCCTGAGCAGAGCCTACACCCCGGCTCATGTACTTGTCGATACCCTCTTCAGAGAACATGCCTTGAGCTATCCTTAAATCAGATTTAGAATAGGCTGAGGGTGTCTGTGTGCGCGTATTACCGTACTCATCAGTTATTGATACATTGCCACCGGTCTGTGCTTTAATACGTCTAGCAAAGGCAGCAGGGTCCTCTCCGGTCAAGTTTAGGTAATTCTCAGCAGCTATGCGTGATTGAAGAGTACCAAGTTGTCCACCAAAGATTGCCTTGGTTGCTGCCTGTACTCCTTGTGGCATTGACTTAACTCGGTGTTCCATCATGCCAGCTGAAGAGAGTCCGTTAAGGTCTTCACCTTCTAGGTTGCCATTGATGGCCCGTTCAGTTGCAATCGAAGGGTCGTTCATGCTGAGCCAGTCATCTGTCATGTCACCGGCTTGCTCGTCATAGTTGTCAGAGCTACCATAGCGAGTATTTAACTCTGGTGGTACGTAGTCGTGTCGTCTAGCCATGTGTAACTCCTAAATTATCCTCCGATTCCCATTAGGGAGGAGAGGTCGATACCGGTGGCATCATGTGTTGTTTTATTTCTATTACCTGATGCATCATCTCAAGGTCATACAAGGTATAAGTTTCATCTTGTAATTCTTTGAGAGTACACATAGGAGGGTTTACTAGCAGAGGTCTGAGTAAGTACCCATTTAACTCTGGATAAATTGAATTATAATCCAGTGCAGAGGGCAACTCATTAGAACTATCTAAGCTTCTGGGGAGTTCTCCTTTGCTAAACCTGATACGAAAAAATCAGCATACTGTGAATGAACTACATGAGCAAATATTTCTGCTATTACTTTCAAGTCACCTTCAAACATTATGTTGATTGTACTAGGGTCTATCTTCTCTCCAGCTATACGAGCTTGGCAGACAAAGTGTTCCACTAGGTTAGCAGCTTCTTTAGGCTCTGGTGATTCTGATATAGCATAAATCACAGCAGCTATGTTAAGCTCTGATATGTTGATGACCCGTTCAGTACCTAAGTACTTACCAGCCATTGTTAAATTTTCTAATGCAATGTTTACAGGCCAGTTAGGAATGTAAAGTTCTCTGCCATCTTTTAATTTTGCTGTATATCCAGCCATGTTATTCTCCTATTAAATTAAGAAGCCCATCCTCCGACGAAGGAGGACAGACTATCTATATTACTTACGCACCGAAGTTAGCTGCATCGTCACCGTTTTCACGAACGAATGTAACCTTCTCAAATGTTACTACCCAAGTAACTGTGTTCAT